TATGCCACTTAAAAAAGGATATAGTAAAAAATCAGTATCTTATAACATTAAAAGAGAAATGAAATCAGGTAAATCAAGAAAGCAATCTGTTGCAATCGCATTATCAGTTGCAAGAAAAGCTAAAAGCAAAAAAAGAAAATAATGTCTATCTACGACACCTATTTAGATCAAGCTAAAGAATTTCATAAAAACGAAAAGAAATGGCGAGGAACAACTGTCATTGAATACATACCTTTAATAGATGAAGTTAGAAAAAAACATAACATAGAAACAATGTTAGATTATGGTTGTGGTAAAGCACAAAACCACCCAACATATTGGAAAGCACATAAATACGACCCAGCTATTCCTGAGTATAGTAATAAACCTGATACAAAATTTGATTTAGTTATCTCAATAGATGTATTAGAGCATATACCTGAGGAGTTCATTGACGATATAATTGATGAGATATTTTCTTACGCAACTAAGTTTGTATTTTTGACGATCTGTTGTAAAGAAGCACGAGAGATACTTCCTAATGGTATGAACGCACACGCAACTGTCAAACCTAAAGAATGGTGGAACGCAAAACTAGCTAAGTACGAAAATTATCAAGTTTGCTTTACTGAGTAATGTTCGACCCATTTACTTATCTTAAAAATAAAAAATGTCTTTTAATTGGTAATGCTGTCTTAGACAAAGAACCTAATTATTCTGATTACGAAGTTATTATTAGAATGAACTTAGGTATAATGACTAAACCTTGTGATGTTTGGATAGATAACTTAGTTAATCAAGCACATAGTTTCTTATTAGATAAGTTAGGTTATTATCCTGAAATAAAAAACATCATAAGACTCAATGCAGAAAAGAACGGCAAACGAATGGAACGTATGCCTAGTGTTTATAAACCTTATGCTTGGTTATGGAATAAAGAAGAATATCAATCAATGTGTAATCAATTAAAATATCAAAGACCAACTACTGGACTTGTATCAATCTATTGGCTTACTAACTTTGTAGAATGTGATCTGACAGTTACAGGTTATGACTTCTTTAAAACACCTAATAGATACACAATGGAAACTCACGCAGTATCAAAAACTTATGTTTATCCTAGCCACGATATTAATAAAGATAAGTATTGGATTATGAAGTGGGCAGATCAAGGACTTTTTAAATTGATATAAAACAACATTTAATATAAAATGCGTTTATGGATTATATTACAACATTAGACCCTGATACATCTAGCGGTACATATTCCGTAGGAAATACATCTGCTCAATCAGGTGTAATTACAACAGGTTCAGGAAAAATTAGAATAGCAACTACTACACACGCACATATTAAGTTTGGTGCTAATCCAACAGCAACAGAAGATGACCCATTAATGCCAACAGATCACGTTGAAATATTTTCATTTAAGTCAGGCGACAAAATAGCTTTTATTGGACACGGAGCTGGTTCTGGGGAAATATCCATAACTGCGGTAGAATAAAATGACTAAGAAACCCAAAACAACAAATGAACATATCATTTCGATCTATGGGTTTATAACTGGATTAAAAAGAGAAGTTAATATTATTAAAACAAATCATCTCAAGCACTTGCACGAAGATGTTTCAAAATTAGATGAAAAATTAGATAAAAGATTTGATACTGTCATCAACTGGTTAGTTTATGGTCTAGGTGGTGCAATTATATTGCTTATAACGCAATTACTTTACAACATATCTAAATAGTTGTATTAACAATTATTGTATGAATCACAAAAGAATTTTAGTTATTTCAGATTTACATATTCCTTATCATCATCAAGACGCATTTAAGTTTTTAAAAGCAATCAAAAAAGAATTTAAACCTGACACAATAATTAACATAGGAGATTGCTTAGACTTTCACGCAATATCTATGCACGATCATAATCCTGATCTACCTAGTGCTGGTACAGAATTAAGTTTATCAAAAGAATACATTAAAGAATTAGAGTCAATATTTCCTGTAGTAACTGAGGTAGATTCAAATCATTCTAGCTTAGTATTTAGACGAGCATTAAAGTATGGATTATCAAAAGAATTTTTAAAAGATTATGGAGACTTCTTAGGCACAAAAAAATGGAAGTGGGTAGATGATTTAACTTTAACAATGTCAAATGGTCAAAGATGTTTTTTCACTCACGGAAAATCTGCTGAGGTAATTAAAACTTCACAGGCATACTCAATGAATACAGTTCAGGGACATTACCATACAAAATTTACAATTTCATATTGGGCTAACCCTGATAATATATTTTGGGCTATGAATGTCGGTTGTTTGATAAACCAAAAATCTATGGCATTTGATTATGCAAAAAACTTTAGAACTAGATTTATAGTAGGTTGTGGAATTATCTTAAATGGTATTCCTAGATTACTACCTATGGTTTTAAACAAAGATGGACGTTGGATAGGTAAAATACTATGAAGAAGTGCTGCGGAAAGTATGCTTTAAACGGTCATATCTCAATGGAGAGAGCAATCTCGCCTTTAGACCGACAAGAGCAAGGGGAACATTACAAGAACGCAAAAATACAAGCTATAGAGTTCATTACAGCACATAATCTTGATTTCATTGATGGTAATATTGTAAAATACGCAGTTCGTAGAAAAAATGGCGAAACTGACGTAGAACGATATAAGAAAATCAAACATTACGCAGAATTAGCATTGGAGTTAAAATGTGGTTAAGTGCAATTAAATTAGCAGTACAAGCTGGAAGTCATATTTATAAGAATAGACAAAAAACTAAAATGCTTATGTCTGATGCTCAAATGAAACACGCAGAAAAAATGGCAACAGGAGAAGCTGAGTATCAAGGTAAATTATTAGAAGCTAGACAATCTGATTGGAAAGATGAGTTTATTTTAATTTTATTATCTGCACCGATTGTTTTATTAGCTTGGGCTGTATTCTCAGATGACCCAACTGCTATGGATAAAATGAAACTATTTTTTGAATACTTTTCTGAACTTCCTTTTTGGTATCAAACTATATTCGTAGGAGTAATTGCTTCTGTGTATGGTTTAAAAGCTACTGATTTAATCAAAAGAAAATAATTTAATTATCTCTTAAATAATTATATTATATGTTTATGACCGATATAGATATTGTCATAACAGAATTAGAAATAGTAGTAGGGCATCACGACTCAGAAAATATGGGCAAAGTGTCTTTTATCTTTTTAGACCAAACACCTGACTTTCCTAAAGTTAATTCCTTACTTAATCAAATAGAAGAACAACCTGATGCTTATGTAGTAAGACACTCAATAAGCACTACCGACATTGATGAAAAGAGTAATCTGTCAGGATTAGATTATACAATTCACTAACGATTATTTCTCCAAGACTCATCTATACCTAATCTTTTAGATAACCTTTGTTCAGCTTTCTTAATAAAGAACTCTTTTAGCCAAACATAAACTCCAAACACAAGGCATACTAAAATGATTAAGATTAATTGATTATCCATTTACATAGGTTGTTTATTGGCTAAAGCAACATCTCTTTTTATTTCTGTTTGTTTAAAACTCATAAATCTATCTAAGTTTTGATAATGATATTTTGCTCTTATGAGTTCAGCTTCTGCAAAAGAATATTGTTTTATTATATCTACATATTCTTTATCTGTTCTTGCTTTATTTTCAGCTTCCATAACTGTTTTAGATGTAAGTTTATGACGAAGAAAGCACTTAGACAGAATAGCTTTTTTACCCTCGTCAATAATAATTACTTGCTCTTGTGCTTTAGCCCATTTTTCTTTTGCTTCTTCTAACTTATGATAAGCTGTTATACTATTTAGTGTTTCCCAATCTGACATATTTTCCTCCTATGGGTGTACTGTTAAAAGTTTGATATGTTCGTTTTGTTCTTTAATCATATCTTCTAATCTTTTAATCCGTGTTCTTAGTTTGCCGTTTATGTTTTTATGTGCTTCTTCGATAGAACGTAATTGTGCCATTTCAATATACTGCGATTGCATTTCTTCTTTCAATATATCGTTTAGCTTTTCAAGTTCTCGCACACGAAACTTATAGTCTGCTATTTGCATTTCCATATCGTTTTCTCCTCTAAACTCTTTTGTTAGTTTCATATTTAAAATGGTGGAAGTTGATCGTCCATATCATCTTCAACAACCGCTTTATACTGCGGTTGCTGTGGCATAGATTGACTAATCGGTCTCATTCCATCAACTTGTTGTGTGCTTGGTCTAGGGTCTATAAAGAAAAATATAAACTTCCTTTGCATATTAGAATTAGAATACTTGTTAGGCATTTCATTTTCTAAATCTACCGAGCCAAGTCTTAATTCTGCACCTGATTTGATTTTAGCAATAACGTGAGGTTGTTGTAACCATTCTCCGAATTGATAAGCACCATATTTCTTTTTAT